ACCACAGCGCGTCGAGGCAGACGGTCTCGCGGTCGAAGACGAAAGGCTCATCGTTGCCGAGCTCCACGGCGCGCACATCCAGGATGACGTCGAGCACCGAGAGACGATGCGAGAGCGGCAGCCTCGATCGCCAATCATCAGGGGCATCCTCGGGAAGGTCATACCCGGCCGCGCCGACGATGACCTTGTCGAGGAGCTCAAGGCCGGCAGCGCCGGCGTCGGTAGTGCGGATGACATCGCGGCCCTTCTGCTCGGCCGAGATGGTGATCTGGTCAAAGTAAGCAAACCAGTCCTTCTCGGTAATAGGTCGAATGCAGTAGGTGAAGACGCGGCCTCGCTGCCTGAGCACGATGGAGCGCTCAGCAGCAAGGTCAAGAGTATTGGCGACGGAAGTTGTCATGGAGATCCTTCACGGATGGATTTGAGTTTTCGACCCGAAGCACGGTGAAGGACCGTGTACTGCTTGAGGCCCGCGTAGGCTTGCGGAGCGCTCGACGGCCGCGTAGCGTTGCAGCCGGTGAAAAAGACCGGGCGCGCCTCCCCTCAGAGTGCGCCCGGGGGACAAACTTAGGTGCCGAGATAGCTGGCGATACTGTTGATGATCTGCGCGGAGAACGGTGGCGTGGCACCGGACCAGAGGCAGGTGTTCTCGTCCGCCGAGAGCTGCCAGACGATCATGTTGCCGTCAAAGCCCATCTTGTTCGCGGTGAGGTTCACTGCCGGAAAGCTGATTACCAGCTGCGCGGCCGCGCCGGAGTTGATGGTGTAGGTCAGCGCGCACTGCGTGTCGTTTTCGAGCAGCGTGCTGATGTCGTCGGTGTCTTTGGCTGCGATCGTCGCATCGAACGAGAACTTGCGCAGTCCGGTGCGCGGAAAGACACCGTAGAGACCCGCGCCAGGCGCGGTGTGGTTGACGACGCTGGTGGACGCCTTGATGGTGCTGCTCATGTGGCGGCCCACCATCGACGCCGGCGAGCCGACTGGCCCCAGCTGCAGCGTGCAGTCGCTGCCGAGCAGATAGGTCGGCTGATCGAGCGAGGGCAGGCTGGCCGGGGTGTGATTTGTCCAGCGGCCGGTTCCCATCAGGTTCGCTTCCAGCGTCACCGCGCCGCGCGCCGGAATGGAGATGGTCACGTCGCTCATCGCCATATCCACCAGTACGCGGGCGATGGCAGAGGTGTCCTCCAGGAAGATCGACGTCGCGACGGCCTGCGTCGTGGTCTCATCGAACGCCATGGCGTGCGTATACGGCGACGCGGAGCCGGTGATTGTGTCCTTGCCGAAGAGCAACGCGAGCGCCCAGCCGATGACACGCGCATCGGCATCGCACTTGAAGCCAAACTTCGTATCCCAGCCAGTGGTCTGCTCGTTCGTGGCGAACTCAGTCCCTTTCGCCATGTCTTTATCGGTGCGCTTCGATGGCGTCATCTCAAAGACGCCGCTGCCGTCAAAGCGCTGCAGCCAACCGGCGGTGAACTTCGCGTCGACCAGCGCGGTACCGTATGCCGGCTGGCGACTTGGGGCAAGGAAGAGTTGCCTTGCTGATTTTTTCTGACTTTCAAACGCTGCCATCGGCGCTCACCTCGTCCTCTGATTTGGTTTCAACTTCCACGGCATCTTCCTCTGCCAGCTCAAAGAGCGGAAGGCCGCTGTGCGTCAGCTCGCGGCGCAGGACCTTCTCCCACTCATAAGCGCGGACAACTTCAACCGGCGCGCCGGGCCGAAAGAGATAGTGCAAGTGGCGGTTGCTCACGCGCAGCTCGCCGCCCTCGCCTGCCTGCGCCTCTCCAGCCGCAGTTAGCTTCACCATCACAAAATCGCGTCTAGCTCGCATTCGTCGCGCCTCCTGGAAACTGTGCAATGCCCGGCACCGCGACGCGGACCAGGTAGACCATGCCTATGACATCGCCTGGTACCGAGGAGATGCCCAGCAGGCGCACCGGGCACGATTTGCCGCCGTCCGTGAGCTGCAGGATGGCTCCCGCCAGCAATGTGGCCACGCGGCCGGCTATCACCTTCGAGTCGGAGCGCTGCGCTTCCTTGCTGACCAGGTTCTCCGCAGCGCACCAGATCTCGTAGACGTGATTCACGTCGTCATAGGTGGTCTGTGTCAGGTCAGAGCCCTGGCCATATGAGGTTTCGAGATAGCGAGGCCGCGCCAAGGGCGGCTCCAGCACCAGCTGGTCATCGTCATCGATCTCCGCGTCGCCGATTGGGCTGACGTCGAGGCCGTCGAGATTGAGCTTGAGTAGGCTCGACAACGCCTGCTCGATGTCGCCAGGCAGAAAGCAGGTAGGCATTACTTAGCCTCCAGCCCGGCATCGCGTGCCTGAGTCACGTAAAAGAGGCGGATGGTCTCCTCGATGCGTGCAGGATCTTCCGGCCGAAAGACCAGGTACGGACGCGCCGGAATGTTCTGGTATCGGGTGTGCCTGCGAACGCTGGTCTGCTTGCGCTGCAGCGGTCCTTCCTCGCGCTTGAGCACAGAGCGCCGCTTGCCATCCTTGCCGATGACACTCACGCGCCGCAGGCCGCGCTTCTGCATCCAGTGCGAAGCATGCGCGTCAACCTTGACGCCGCGTCCGGCGATGCGCGCTTGCGGGCCTTCGCCGGCCCCGCGATCGTGCGAGCCGAACTGATGGACGCCAGCGTAGATCAAGTGTGTCCCGATTCGCACGCTGTCAGCCGTTGCTTCCACGCGGATAGAGTTGCGCAGGCGGCCACTCTTGATCAGCAGCTTATGGTTCCCGGCCTTGCCCTTCATCCGCTTCACGGTGGAGTCAGCCAGGCGCGGCCATGATCCGGCAGGGGAACCTTCCTCATCGAAGGTCTTGTAGATGCTCACGAGCTGGGCAGCGCCTACTGTGCGCATAAGCTGCACGCGCTTGCCCTGGCTCGTGTTAGCGGCAAACTGACCCAGCGCACGCGCCGCGCCTTCCGTCTCGACTTTGACTCGGAAAGGAGGCATCAGACGTACCCCTTCAGGTCGTGCTCGCGGAAGCGAAGGTGATAGTCGCGGTCAGAGATGACCGGTCCGGCGTTCGAGGCTTGCGGCACCACCTGCGTCGCGGGCTGGTCGAGCGATGCGCGGCCGGCGGCAATGTCTTTCAGGAAGGTGATCGCATCCTCGTACCGCGTGCGAACGGTCTCAGAGAGCTTGGCGTTGCGACGCCGCGAGAAGAGCAGATAGACCGCGATATCGAGCGTCATGCCCTTCACATCGTCGCCCACTTGCAGGGGCGTCACATAGCGGCTGCGGCAGTAGCTGTCGACGCGGCCACTGGCCTCTTCGAGCGCTGCGTTCACCGTGGCTTCATTGACCTGGCCCGTGTTGGCATCGTCTGTCAGCTGGACGAGCTCCGCCTGCGTAAGGCGGAGCGGAACCAGATCGGCGATGACAGCGTAAGCCACGGCGTGTGAAGTCCTGAGAGGAGAGAGTTACTCGGTTGCGGTTTCGGCGTCGACAGAGGGCGCCTCTTCTTCCACGTCGACGTTGCCGGTCCAAGGCTCCACGACGTTGCGCTTGCGAAGCTCGGCGGCCTCTTTCTGGGCAAGCTGAACCTTCGAGCCGGGATTGTAGTGCTTGCCGTTATGGCGCAGGTTCTGCAGCACACGAAAGGGCTTCGTCTTTGCTGCCACTGCGGGTTGTGCCGTTGCGGGTTTGTTGGCCATGCCGGTTCTCCTTAAGAGAGTCTGTCTATGGAAAGGCGCGCTCCATGGAAGCGCGCCCGGTTGATCGTGAGCCTGGTTTAGCCCTCGATGTCGCTCGGCACCGCACCCATTGTCGGCGCAGTCACCGCGTTCAGGATCGGGATCGCCGTCTCAGTGGCCGTCACTTCCAGGCCGTAGTACCAGTCGACAGACTCCCAGTACGTCTTGGCGGAGAGATCTGGATCGATCCACTCCTGCACGCCGTAGCCGTCGATCGTGTTCATCGGGCCGGGAATAGATCGGCCGTCGTCGCCCTGGCTGCCGGTCCACACGAAGGTCTTGGCGCAGGAGACATCGTTCATCGTCGGAGCGGGCTGCGCGTAGGAGAGCACGGCATTGTTGCCCCACACCCAGCTGGCATTGTTTCCTTTATCGAGCACGATCGCCGAAGCAGTAACCACCTTCACGCCGAAGGCCTTGCTCAGCATCTCGTCTGTGATACCGCCCTGTGTGTTGGTGAACTTGAAGCGGTCGATGATGTCCGGGTGATTGCGCAGCTTGACGGCAACGGGATCGGAGAGCGTCAGCTGCATCTCGCTGTCCTGAACGCCGGCCTGGCGCAGAATCGCCTTGTAGGCATCCACAACCACGATCGGATGCGAGCCGTCCGTGCCTGTCTCCGGTGTCGACGGATACGCATCCCACATCGACGTGCCCGAGAGCGTGACGCCGTTCGGGAAGTTGCTAGTGCTCAACATCAGATTGGCAATCTCAACCTCGCGGGCAAGACTGATCTGATTGATGAGCTGCTGGGTCAGCTGCTTCTTAGTGCTGAAACCGAGGTTCAGGCCATACGCCTCGCTCTCGAAGGGCACCTTGCCCTTGAGCGCGTGGCTCTGGCACATGTACGGTGCAGCCGAATAGCCGCGGCGCGTGGTGGCGGCAGGATCGCCCGGAGCGCGCTGCGTCGAGGCAGGCACCCGGAAGTCATCGCGGTTCCAGACGACATACTGGTAGCTCTGGTGCTCCACAGGCACACGCGGCGCGAGAGTGTCCCCCACGAGTGCGTTGTTGCGAAACTGCTTCGCAAAGTTGGACAGGGCAACGTTTAACGTGCCCAGTGGCATCGGGGTTACAAATGCACCCATAGTCCTCGACCTTCCTTCATCCGCCTGAGCGGGAGATTCTGCTGCTGAAAGCGTCAGCCTTAGCTGAGAGCTGCCGTACCGATCAGTGCGCGGACGTACCAGATAGCGTTGAGCGCTTCAAGCACCACGCCGTCGCCCTGGGCTGCGAACGTGACCACATGCTTGGTCCCGTTGATGTTGTTGGCGGCGGTGGTCACAGTGTGCGCGTGCGCTGTCTCCGCCGTCACGAAGATCTGCGTGCCGTCCTGCAACGCCGTGGGCGCGGCCAGGGTCATCGCCAGCGCGGCGGCGGAGCCAAGGCCCGCGGCTCCGGAGGCCACTGGGATCGCACCGGCAGCGGTGTAGTGCGTGACCGCATCGCCAGGGGCGAAGGTGCCGGGGCCAGTGACGAAGATCGCGCCGTAGTCGCCCGCGTTCGGCCGCGTCTCCAGGGCGACCGCAATGATCGCCTGTCCAGGACCAGCCGGGACGAGCTGGCCGCTGGCGTTCGCCGTAAGGTTTTGCAGGGCCGTAACCGCCGCCCCGAACTGACCGACTGCCTGGCCGAACTCGATGACACGAACCGGCAGTTGCGCGATCGCGTCCTCATCCAGGACGCCGATCGCCACCGCGCCGGCCACCGAGACCAGGCTTGCGTGTTGGACATCCGCGCCGTAGGTCACAGCCACGCCGCGCTGGTAGCCAGATGTGGCGGTGGGAATCAGGCTCTCGGAGACCTGCGGACCCTTCGGTCCCTTCAGCTCAACATTGATGTTCGTCATACTGGCCCTCCTCCGGGCTAAAGCTCAAAGTGTGTCGGCCGTGAGCGGCAGGCCGACCAATCCCGAGACGCCGCTCCGTCTCCGCCAGCTGCCCTCGTATCAGCCAGCGCGCGGGTTACTAGACCGAACCGGCGGTCGTCTGCCGTGTCAGATGTGGCTGCTCAATAGCAATCTGGTCGAGCGCCTCGCCGAACGAGATGTTCTTCTCGCTGGCCCTGGCCTTCGCTGCGGCCGTCAAAGGATCATCGGAGACCTTGCCAGTCGCCCGCGAAGGCTGGGCGCCAGTGAAGACCGTGCCGCCCGGCACAATCTTCGGCAGAGACTCCATGAACGAGACGAAGAGCTGCAGCGGCGCAACCTGCTTCTTATCCGCACCCTCGCCGAACTCAACCGTCGCATTGACCTTCGCAAGCTCCTCGAAGACCAGCGGAAGGCCGGCTTTATCGAAGGCAGGCACCCATTGCCCTTTGCTCTTGAGCGCCGCCACGGCGTCGATCGCGCGCTGGCGCGTCTCACTGACCGCAATTTTCGTTTCGCGCTCAGCAAACTGCGTCGACTGCTGCTTCAGCTCGGTATTGAGCCGCTCAATCTCCGCCTGCAGAGGCTTGTTCGCTTCGGCGATGATCTCTTTGATCTGGCCTTCGCTGAACTGCGTGGAGCTCGGCTGCTTTCCGTTGAACAGGTTCGAGAAGAAGGCTCGAATGCGTTCGTCGAGCGCCTGGTTATCGTCTGCCACTGTACCCTCCTCACCGAAGTTCCATACCTGGAACTCGCGGCCGTTGTCTTCAAAGTGAACGTCCTGCAGCCCCTTCACCTCGGGCGGCTGCGCACCGAGCCACGCCACATGACGAAGCCCGGAGATCTTGCCGTCAGCGCCCATGTAGAACGAGGCGGAGCGCTTCTTATAGCGGCCGGCGGCGCGGGCCTCGGCGAACTTGGGATCGAGCTGACGCTCCTTTGCCAGCAGCGTGTCGCCATCCAGCGCCAGGCGATCGACCCATCCATATGCGGGCAGATCGTTCTGGGGATGGCCGATGCAGACCGGAGCCTCATGAAAATTGGG